CGGCAAACAGGCTGCCGACGGTGGGATTAACGGGGTTTGTTGCGATTTGGGCATCCATATTTTCCTTTCTCGGATGGATGCTCAAAGGCATTCTCGGTTGTTAAAGAACTGAATTGGTTTACTGTTTTGCAGCGTTGGCACTTGATTTGCACGGTGCCGCTGCCAACGGCCAGTAATTTGCCGCAGCTTTTGCATCGGTATTGCATTATTTTTCCTACATTATGTGATACAATCCGCGTGCCCTCGAGGGTGGCGGCATTGGGTCAATGCAGGCTGGTTCTGCTTGGCTGTCGCGGCGGGTGTTCCCCCACCTGCCGCGTCNTCGTGTTCCCCGCCCGTGTGGCGGGATTTTTCATGCCTGCCTTTTTAAAGCGGGCACGATGGCGGCGAGGTCGTTTGGCGACCAACGCCAGCCGTCGGGCAGCCCCAATGCGGCGGCGCACCACTCGGAGCAAAACCAGCGGCGGCTGTTGTGCCGCAGCCCGAAGGCGATGCCCAATGCACCCCTCAGGTCGTAGCCCTGCCCCTCTGTGGCCGTCCATACCCGCTGCAGCTGCTCGTGTGCTTCGGGGGTAGAGGGCAGCGGGATCAGGTCCCATTTGGCCTCAGGCAGCGGCATCACTTTACAGCGTACGCCGCCGTCCCGGATGGAGGCGGAGTAGCAGGTATAAACCGATGCCTGCGGATGCTCGCGCACCGCAATCTCGCAGTGGCTGTATTGTCCTCGTGTGAGAGCACGGGTGAGCCAGTCGGTCGCCCTTGCACGCCATACGCGCCAGCCGGAGCCGTCGCGGCGGCCTTTGTACAAGGCGAGGTAGATTTGACGATTACTCATCTGCCACCTCGGTCGTTGTAGTTTGTGATGGCGGTGTGGTGCAAAAATCGCATTGCACGGCGGCAACATCTTCGGGGGTTTTGGCAGCGTAGATTTTGTCTTCGGCGGCTTGTCGCAAACCGGCTATATGGGCGGTCAACATCTCAAACTTAATCGCCTTTTCATAGGCTTTTTGCTTGAGCACGTCTACCGGCACACCCCGAGCGTCCGCAATCGCATCCAGCGTAGGCGTGGCGGCGGCGTTATCGGCGTGCCATGCCTTTGCCTCTAGGGCTTGGATTGTCCACGTCGAGACCTCAAAATCGGGCACTCTGTTTAGTCCTGCCGCTTGGTCGATACAGGCTTGGGCGGCGCGGTTGATTTCGGCCAGCTTGGCAGCCTTTACATCATCAAGCTGTTTTGCCGCCGCATCCGTCGTTAATACCCACTCGCTGTCTTGCAAAACGTGGTAACGACTGGGTGCAGGCGGGATAACTGCAACAGCATCATCTTTGACGATTAATGTGCCTCGCCCGTTATGTTGGTAGTAGTAGGCGGTTTCGCCACGGTCGGCCAAATCCTCGTGATTCGGCTCGTGGTCGCAGGTGCCGACGTGATGGCCGTCTGAATTAAAAATATGCCAAGTCATTTTTACTCCTGTTATTTGACGCCAATGCAAATGTAATTAACTTTTCCCAGGACCCATCCTTGGTAATTGCTATCGGGATTTTGATCGCTACTGCCATGATAGACTTTGGCGATCACGGTGCGGCCGCGTGTGTAGCATCGGTAGTAGTAGTGTTTTGATAAGCCGCCCTCGCTTATATCCCAGCTGGTATAGTTGGGGTCGTCCTCAGCCATTGACACTAACCACTTACATTGATCCTCGCGGTATCCGGGCGGCAGCGGTATTGTGCCGCCGTGATTAAGCTGCCCTGTCAAAACGGCAACCTCCGAAGCGTCGGTAATGCCGTAACCCGCCCGCGTACTTGACTTATCAGCTTTGCCCGCAATTTGCTGCAACACTTTGTTCGCAAAATTAGCATCGTTGCCTAATGCCGCTGCAAGCTCTCGGATTGTATCTAGTGCGGCAGGGCTGCCGTTGACAAGTTTTCTTTCCAGATTATCAACGGCTGACTGCATTTCTCCCGGGCTGACGTTTGTTTTCTGCCATCCCGTCCACCCGCTGCCGGTTTGGTTGCGGGCGTAGATGTCGGTACCATCAAACACGGAATAAATCTGCTGCACGCCATAGGCCGACGGCATTACCAGCAGCGACCCTGCTTTGACCACAGGATAATTGCGGCTGGTTTGGGCGTTGCTGCTGCTAGTTTGACCATACAAACCTGCTTTGTTAACTGTGTTTAAATCACGGGTAGCCAAATCACTGTCAATCGACAATGCACCGATTTGCTCCGTTAATTTTTTACCCATTAACGCCGACAAAGGCTTATCGGCATCGGCGGATGTCAGGTTGTTTACCACTGCGCCGCCGAATATCTGTTTGATTGCATCCGCAAGCTGGTTGGTTTTAGCCTTATTGGGCTGGATACCGGCAGCGGTCAGCACGGCCAACAGCTCGGCCTGAATCTGATTGAGCCACCACGCGGGCAGGATGGTGCCCAGCTCGCTGGTACCGTTGCCGTCTTTAAATTGTTTATCGGGGGTATCGATAGCGTGCATTGTCTATGCCTCATAAGTAAATCGCACTGCGGTATGTGCGGGTTTTAAATCTTGGATAACGGTCTCAATCACGGAATCGCCGTAATCGGTCAACCTGTCGCCTGCCGCCGAGATACCGGCACGGAATCGGGTAATGCGGTTGTTGCCGCCGCGCACGTTAACGTGCCACACCCACATGATTTCCGGCGGCGCAAGACGGTCGCCCGCACGGTTGATGCCGGCGCGGAACGGCTGCGGTTCGTCGATTTGGATTTGATAGCCCGCCGCCTCGGCCAAACGCACAAAATAAGGAATACTCAAGCCGCCTGTTTCGTTCAGCTTGGCCATGACGGCCAACACACGGCGCTGGCGGTTTTTGCCCGTACCGTCCAAACCTAATACGCGCTCCCAATCGGCCAGCATTTGGCCGGCGCTGCGCGGGTCGACGGCATCGGCAACGCTTTGAGCCGATTCCGCCACCGCATCAAGCGCTGCGCCGTCTATTTCTGCCTGCGCCCGCACACGCGGGGCATTGCGGGCATACGACACGGGGGGCAACAGCCCCCGCAAGATGTCTTGATAGCTCATGACGGCATCTCCGTTACATTAATCTCGCCCGCTTTAAACCACTCGATGCGGTTAACCGTATCGGCGGCACGGTTGGCCGTCGGCGCAGTCAGACGGCGGTCGATCACACCATCCACATTGCTGATAGCCGCCTCAATTTGCGACACAGTCAGGCCGTCGCCGGGGATCAGGGTGTCGAAATATTCTTTTAGGGCCGTCCGTATGCGGCGCTTGGCCTCGTCCAAGTCGATGCCGTCGAGCTTGACTTGCACGGTAACAGGCACCGCCGTTACGGTTGGCTTGAGTACCAGCGCATTTTTTGCCGTTACCGGGCGCATCTCGTCGATATAAGTCTGTACGCGGCGCACAGTTTCTTCCGACGGCACACCGTCGGCGGAGGTAATGGCAATATCCACCGTACCCAAGCCGCGGCGCAGCGGATAAACATATGCGCTGGTTACGCCGTCAACACTCAACGCCCAGTTTTTATAGTCGTAACGGTTGCCGCCTGCGGGCGGTCGGCGGATGATTTCCAACAGACGCGCCAGCAGTGAGGCATCGCTTTCTCGGTCGGTGCCACCTTGTACGGTAAGGCGGCATTCGGTGGCCACACCGGCGGGGGCGGCCATCAGTTGCGCCTCGCCGTCGCGCACATTGGCGGCCGCGCCCGGCTCGTCGGCGATTGCCGGTATTTCCGCCGTGCTGCCGCTGCCGATAACGGCGCGGGCGGTAGTGCGGTAAAAACGCTGGCCGATACGCACTTGCAGACCGTCTGAAAGCATGGATTGAGCAATACCGCTTACGGTCAGCGTGCCGCTGGCCGTGGTAGGATTGAGTCGGCGCAAGCCGCGCATGGCGGCGTGTCGTTCCAAATAATCGCGGTCGGCGGTATCAGGGAAAATCTGCCGCACAATCCAGCTTTGATGCGCATATTGCCCTTCGGCGCAGCTGGCCAAACGGCTGGCGTGCACATAATGGTCGCTGTCGGGGCTGATATCGGCATCCGGCCACAGGCTTTTGGTATCGCGCAGGATACGCTCGCGGATTTGCTCAAATGTCGGCGTTTCAAACACGTTTAAAACCTCTTTAAATCACGGGCACTTCGTGGCGGTAATCAAACCCGCCCGCCGCCGTATCCACCCGGATACGCAGGATCAGGCGGCCGTCGTGCGGCTGCTCTGCGCGCACGGTAATCTTGTCGGCACGCCCGCTCTTAACAATCGGTTGCAGTGCCTCATCGGCATATTGCTCGGCCAACAGGCTGACCCGTTGCAGGTCTTTTTCGCGCTGCAACAAATGCAGCAGCGAGCCGAGCGTTTTATCCGCCCACCAGCTGCCCAACGGTGTCATCAAGCGGATATACACGGCATTTTGCAGCGTATCGACGGTGCGGCCGGTATAGTCGCCGGTGCCAGGGTTTAGCTCTTTGTCCATGTTGGCATTTTGCCGTTTTCAGACGGCCTCACGGAGTACACGGGCTTCAATCCCGCACGCACAAAAAAAGCAGCCCGAAGGCTGCCAAAGGTCTGCTTGTCTATGCCGGCTCCGCCTCCGAGGTTTTGCCGCCGATGCTGTCGGTATGCGGGTGCTGGCGCAACGATATATCGCCGGCCACCACGTCGCCGTCGGTGTTAAAGCTGCCGCCCGTTTGGTTAACATCGCCGCTAAAGGTGGCTCCGTCGCCGCCCTCGACGGCCATGCCGCCGTTGCCGTTGATTTTGCCTTGCGCCGTCAACACTGCACTGGTCTCCAGCAATGGAGCGTTAAATTTGGCATCCGTGGCCGCATTAACCTCGTATTGTTTGCAGTTAACCCGGTACACGTCGCAATCGGCCTCAATGATTTTGCCTTGCTTAATCACGATTTTTGCACCCTCATGATTAAAAATCGCCGTCTCGCCGGGCTTAAGGTTTTTGATGCGGTAGCTGCCGTGCTGGCTGCACACAATCACACCGTGCGAAGTATTGCCGCCCAGCGGTATCACTACCGCTTCGCTGCCGTCGGGCGGATGGCTGGCGAAGCCGTATTCCTGCAAATGTTCAAGGTCTTGCAGGGTTTCGTCGGCCAAGCCGCTCAACTGCACGCGCTGTATCGGCTCGGACGACACCACCAGCGTGATTTTTCCCCGAAAGGCCGCGCGCAGGGTCTCGCCGATATTTTTAGCAGTTTGTGCCGTTTTTTTCGCCAATTTACTCAAACTCATTCAAATACCGCCGTTTCTGCTTGTTTTTTGCCACCTTTTTTGCCGCCTTTTTTGCCCTTATGGCTCACGCCTTTGCGTTTGCCTTTGCGCTTGCGCGCCGCCTCGGCCTTTTTGGGGTAAGCGTCGGGTGTCCAAATACCGTCCTCTTTGAGCCGCAGCTCGGTTTGCGTGCCATCCATGCGGGATAGCATAAACCGCCGCCCCATCAGAAAAAACACCGCATCGATACCGTGCTCGTCGTCGATCACATGCACACGCTGGCCAGGTTGCCACAATACGCCGTCGCGGGTTTTATGGCCGCCTACGGTTATCGTGAGCGTGAATCCCTCCAGCCGCCAGTCGGCCAGCTGCTTTTTAGCCTGCTTTTGCAATGCGGCCAAATTGTCGGCATCGGACACCACCACCGTTTTGGGGCGGTGCAGCGTCATGGTCGGGTCTTTGTACACCCACTTTAAATCGTGTTTGGCGCTGTCGCCGCTGCGGCCGTGCGATTGCGCCAAAAAAGTAACCTCGGAAAAGCGGTTGTCGGTATCCCACTCAATGTCCATGCGCTCGATATTGCGGCGGTTGTCGGTGCGGCTCCAGCACAATGTCGCCACCGGCGGGCTGCTGTAATCCGCACCGCCCACCACCAACGTGCCGTCCGGCTCCAGCCACGGATGCAGCCCGACCGAGTTGGCAATATGGGTTAATGCCTGCCATACGGTTTCGCCCGGCTCGATGTCAATTTTGTCCAAAGCGGGGTTGTTTTCGGCCTTAAGCACCACCGCTTTAATCTGCGGCCACGGCGCGGCCAGCTTTTTGGCTGCATCCAATACCGTCATGCCCTTTACATTGAGCTGCGGCGCGGAGCAATCCACCAAAAAACCGGCCAAATCACGCCCGCTCAAGCTCAACTCGCGGCTGCCCTTGCTTTTGCCGTGGCGCTGGCTGCCGATGATGCCCGTCATCACGGTTTGGCCGTCTATCACTACCTCGCAGCTCTCTCCGCTTAAATCGGGTATGGCCGCCTCCGGCCCCGACCTGCCGATGACAAAATCGAAGCTGTCGGCAGGGATTAAAAAGTCGCTGTCGATGTCGTAGCGCTCCCAGTGGCGGTGCTCTTTACCGCCCACGCGCACCGACACGGCATAATCGTATGAATTATTTTGCATAGCTGTTTACCAAAGTGCCGCGCTTGATAAACGCGGGGTGGTGGATATGGGGATTGAGCCGCACCAGCTCTGCTGCGCGGCTGATATCGCCGTAAAACTCATGGGCGATTTGGTGTATCGTGCCGTCGATTGGGGCTTGGCGCACAATCAGCGGCGGCTTTTGGTTGATGGC